AAAACCTTGCTTATATTCCTGCACCTCCTGCATTTGATGCAGCGTTGATGTTTTTACACATTCCTGCTCCGCCTGCTATTCCTGATCCACAGGGTGCGTTAGATTTGATTAAACAAGGTGCTGATATATTATCAGCTTAAATAGGATAACATAAATAAACATATGGCACTCATAGCAAGAAAATTCGACTATTCAGACCTTGACCTCGATTTTATACCACATCCTACAACAGGTGATGTGTTAGTAAAATTTGGCGATGACGCGATCAAACGCTCAGTCAGAAATCTTATTCTGACCAATTTTTATGATCGACCATTTAGACCGTATATTGGGTCAAATGTTCAAAAACTTTTATTTGAGTTGGCTACACCAATTACTGCTAACCTCATCAAAGATTCTATTTTAGAGGTTATTGAAAACTATGAACCTCGAATTAGAATTATGCAATTATCTGTTGAATTAGATGATGAAAATAATGGTTTCAATGTTATTATAGAATATGAGATATTGAATCGTGGCGAACCAGCAATTATAACACTATTCTTAGAGAGAATCCGCTGATATGGCAAGCTCAAACACAGCACTGAGAGTTACTGAGTTAGATTTTAACTCTATCAAAAACAATCTGAAAGACTACCTTCGTAGCCAGTCGGAGTTTCAAGACTTCGACTTTGAAGGTTCAGGTATGTCTATTCTGCTGGATATTCTAGCGTATAACACCCACTATTCTGGTTACTACCTCAACATGGTAGCCAATGAAATGTTCCTTGATACCGCACAACTCCGTGCTTCTGTTCTCTCTCATGCAAAACTTATTGGTTATACACCAAAGAGTGCAGAAGGTGCAACGACGCAACTCAATATTCTTGTCACACCATCAAATTCTGAAGATAATTCTCTCAATGTTTTGACACTGGACAAATACACAAAGTTCTTGGGTGAAGATATTAATGGTGAAAATTACGGTTTCGTAACAACAAATTCTTACACAACCTCAAAAGTTAACAATACATTTTCATTTGCAAATGTAACAATTAAGCAAGGTGAGGTTGCATCTTATCAATATATTATGGATCCATCGAACATAAAAAGAAGTTTTGTTATTCCTTCTTCAAATGTTGATGTGAGCACAATAGTAATTACTGTTCAGGAATCTACATCTAACACATATACAACAGAATATAAACCAGTAGAAGATGTTACAGATGTTAAGAGCGATTCTCCAGTATATTTCTTATATGAAAATGCTGATCTAACTTATACTTTTTCTTTCGGTGATGATTATATCGGTAGAAAACCTAAGAATGGTAACATCATCACATGCACATTACTCAATACTGTAGGAACTCTTAGCAATAACATCTCTCGTTTTGTTGTAGTTGAACCTATACAGAAATATAGAGATAATATTAGTATCACAGCAGCACAGTCTTCTTATGGTGGTTCAAACAAAGAAACTGTTGAGCAGGTTAGATTTAGAGCACCTTATAACTATATAACTCAAAATCGTGCTATTACATCACAAGATTATTCAACAATTCTATTGAAAGATTATTCAAATATTGATTCCGTCTCTGTTTGGGGTGGTGAAGATAATGTTCCTCCAGTTTATGGTAAAGTTTATCTTTCTCTCAAAACGAAAAATAAGTTTTTTCTAACGAACTTAGAAAAAGAAGCTATCAAAAATGATCTAATCAGAACACGAAATGTGTTGACTGTAACACCTGAGATTATAGATCCAGATTATACTTTCTTGATCATCAGAGGTAAAGTAACATACAATCCTTATCTAACCAGCCTATCTGCAACACAACTGACAGACTATGTTCGTGCTGCAATTGCAGACTATGAAGAAAATGAACTAAATTCTTTTGAGTCGGTTTTTCGCAAATCTAAACTTCAGCAATATATTGAAAGTTCAGAAAAATCTATTACAGGTTCAGATATAAAGGTTTATCTACAAAAACGCCTTACTATCAATTCTAATGTTGCACAAAGATATGTAATAACAACCAACTTCCCTATTAAAAAAGGTGACTATAACAATAAATTGTATTCATATCCTGAACTAAACGTCTATGATATTAGTAACTTCATCAGACCTGTCTTCTTTGAAGAAGTACCTTCAGCCTTTACAGGCATTGATTCTATACAAATAGTAAATCCAGGAGTCAACTATGCATCTGCTCCTACAATAACTATTATTGGTGATGGCTCTGGTGCACAGGCTATAGCCACAGTAGGAGCTGGTCGAATTACATCGGTGAGAGTTACAAATCCTGGTCAAAACTATACTAGAGCCACAGTTGCTATTTCTGGTGGCGGTGGTGGAACAGAAGCAAGTCTAGTAACCAAATTGCAGACTAAGATAGGAACTCTTAGAACTTATTACACCAAAATAAACGGTGAAAAAGTTATTGTTGATGATAACGCTGGATCAATCGATTATGAAACAGGCACCTTTATAATTGATCCTGTTAGAAACACAGGTACATTGACGAACGATTTTTACGGTGAAAACACACTAACATTCAATTTACCAATTGATTCAGAAATAATAGAACCTTTACGAAATCGTATTATTACAATCGATCAAAATGATCCTCTGAGCGTTCAGTTTGATATTGTGGCAGAATCATGACTGACAGCAATAACAAAATATCATATCTAATTAATTCGCAAGTACCTTTCTTTGTAAGGAATGAACACCCTAATTTCATTCGTTTTCTAGAGGCTTATTATGAGTTTCTAGAGCAAGAAGGTCAACAATTAGATATTCTAAAGAATATGCAAAAATACTATGATGTTGATACTTCTATAGACCTTTTTCTACAAAAATTCTATGATTCGCTTCTAAAATTTATACCTGAAGAAACAAACGTCGATAAGACATTTCTACTCAAAAATATCAAAGAATTTTATCGTGCAAGAGGAACAGAAAAGTCAATTAACTTTTTGACTAGGATGCTTTTTGGAGAAGAAGTTTCCAGCTTTTATTATCCTAAAAATGACGTTCTACGAGCTTCAGACGGTAAATGGTTCATTGAAAAATCTGTCAAGATTACTGATGTTAAAGTTGATGGTGTTCCAAAAGATGATATTGAAACACTAAAGAAACTTACCAGTCGCAGAATTACAGGTAACACTTCAAACGCTTACGCCCTAGTTGAAAGAGCTGATCCTTATTATGAAGGCGGAACTTTAGTTAGAGAATTGAAAATTTCTGGTATTGCTAGAAATTTCTTCAACGGCGAGCAAATTTATACAACATATTTCGATGATGATGGTACTGAAAGATTTGTTACAGCCAATCTGTTTTCTGGTTCTATCAATACCGTAGAAATTATAAATCCTGGAATAGGTTATTTACCTGGTGACCAAGTTGTTGTAGAAAGCAATACAGGCACAGGAGCTGTAATTGTTGTTTCAGCAGTTGCTAATGGTAACATCGCATTTGTCTTAGCTGAAGCAGGTGGTGCAGGATTTAGAACAGATGATCCTTTGCTGTTTTCTGGCGGCGGCGGTTCAGATGCAAACGGTTCTGTCTTTCTAGTTAGATCAGATTCTTCCGTTCACCCAAATAGTTACAACATTGTAGCCTCTACAATATCTCTTGAAGCCAATACACCTATTGGAAATGCAATTTATTCTAACTTAAGTAGTTCGAATGTAAATACATCTGTATCTAATGCTGTAAGTTATTTTCTTTTTGCAAATACTGGACCTATTCTTGCTCTACAGGTACTCAATGCAGGTAACAATTATACCAGTCTACCTATAGTAACAGCAATCGCAAATACACAAGTTAGGGCATTAGGTATACTTGGCGCTATGAGGATTGTTGATGGTGGTTTGAATTATCAAATTGGTGATACAATCACTTTCAATAACGTACCTTTCGGTTATGGTGAAGGTGCAGCAGCTAATGTCACCAATGTTTCTGCTAATGGTAGAATTACACAAGTTAAGTTTGTACCTGTTCCTGGTCAAATAACAGGTGGTTCTGGTTATGATCAAAACTTCTTACCACTTGCAACAGTTAATTCAGCTAACGGAAATGGTGCAAATATCGTCGTAACAACTGTTCTTGGTGATGGTGAAACTCTTAGAGCAAACACATCTTTTGCTGGTGCAATAACGCAATTATCGATAATTTCTCGCGGGCTAAACTATAGAGAAACTCCTACACTCAATCTACAAAGCAAAGGTGATGGTACAGCACAGGCAAGCGCAACAATTATTGAAGGTATATTCACATATCCAGGAAGATACTTGAATGATGATGGTCACTTATCTGGATACAACTTCTTAGAAGACAGAGATTATTATCAAGATTTCTCTTATGTCGTCAAATTGAAAAGATCGATAAATGAATACAGACAGGCTCTAAAAGGATTGATACATCCAAGCGGTATGAAAATGTTTGGTGAATATCTATTCTATGATGATGGTCAGACACTAAATGCCCGTATAAGCGAAACATCAGGTGTATATGCAAATGGTACCTATAAAGGAACTTATGTTGCAACATCTAATGCTAATGGTAAGTTGATCACAGTTTCTACAACCTTTGACAGAGTTGCCAGCGGCAACTCTAACGTATATCTAGAATTTTCTAATACGACGATAAACTTGACTAACGGAATATATAAATCGACTTCTATCAATTCCAATACGTTTGTCGTATATGTTGCAAATACACCTATGGTAGGTACGGTTACTGCAAATAACGGTAATGGAAACACAAGCATATTGATCGGCACTGGCACCAACTTCAGCAGTTTAGAAGTAGGTGACATTATTAAGATAAATGGCTTCGCTAACAATTTCTATGTCGGTGCAGTAGCAAATGATACACATTTGACTATTTCTGGAAGAAACTTACCAAGAAATGTCGTAGGTAACACATACTATAGAATTTTCTATCCAGCTAATTCAAACGGTATAACTTACTTTACAAGAGTATAAATAGATAGTATCGTATATTAGGAACTAAAAATGGCTTTTTCTGTATTCTCTGAAAACTTGCGAGTATATAATGCTGAACAGTTTTTAACATCTGTTTCACAAACAGGCCCAACAAATATTTACTTGACATTTGGTAAGCCAACGCCTTGGCCAAATGATGCTGCGCCTATTCAAGCCAATTCTTCCGTTACTGTTTTCAATGATGTATGGAAGAATATGATTGGTGCTAAACTGATCACAGGTAACGATATTAGACACGTTATACCTAGACATGATTGGACTGCAAATACAGTTTATGATATGTATGATCATTGCACCTGTTCGCTTATACTTTTTGATGCAAATGTTAAGTTTTTTGTAGTCACTTCTGATTGGAATGTCTACAAGTGTCTGAATAACAACAATGGTGCACCTTCAACCATTATGCCAACGCAGACAGTTATAAACTCATCAATTCAAGAAGCGGACAATTATGTTTGGAAATATATGTATACCGTCTCTGAGAGTGAGAGACTGAGATTTACTACGGAAGATTATATACCCGTTCGAACACTAACCGTTGATAATAATTCGCTGCAATGGAAAGTTCAAGAAAATGCTGTTGATGGTGGTATTGAAGCTATCAAAGTTTTAGACGGTGGTTCAGGTTATTCTAATGCTGCAAACATAACTGTAACGATTACAGGTGATGGTAGAGATGCGGTTGCCGTGGCTACTATAGATGCATCAAATTCAATTGATCAGATTTTATTAACAAATCCTGGCAGTTCATATACATTTGCAAACGTATCTGTTACAGGTGATGGTGTTGGCGGAAACTTCAGAGCTATGATAAGCCCTCCAGGTGGACATGGTAGCGATCCAGTGAGAGAACTTGGTGGTTCATATATTTTACTTAATCCTCGACTAGTTAATACAGAAGGTGGAAATTTTTCTACTGACAACGAGTTTAGACAGGTTTCTATCCTGCAAGATCCAAAAGAAGTTTCAGGTGATATTGCAAACGGTATCAGTTACTCTCAGACACTACAATTAATTTTAAGCCCAGGATCAGTTGACTACATTCAAGATGAAGTAGTTTATCAAGGACTATCAATACAATCACCTAGCTTCACCGGAGTGGTATCTTCTTGGGATAAAGGTAATAATGTTATTAAACTAACAAATGTGGTTGGTGATATACAATCGAGTGTTTTGACCGGCATAAACAGTGCGGCAATCAGATTCGTTGAAGCTATCACAAGAAACAAAGAACTATTAGACTACTCTGGAAATCTACTATATATTGATAATGTTTCGCCTATTAAAAGAGCCGACGATCAAACAGAAGATTTTAAGATAGTAGTGAAATTCTAAAAGGAAAAAATAAAAAATGGTCGATCCAGTCATTTCATCTAGTCAATTTGCTTCCGGTAACACAACGAATCTGACCAATACTTCGTTGACGACCGATTTTAACGTCATACCATATTATGACGATTATGATCCTAATAAACAGTTTTATAGAATCCTTTTTAAACCAGGATTTGCTGTTCAGGCTAGAGAATTGACACAAATTCAATCGATGTTGCAAAATCAAATCTATCGATTTGGACGACACGTTTTTAAAGAAGGTAGCATTGTTTTACCAGGCGGTTTCACACTCAAGGTCAATAGGGGTGAAGAAAAAGCCAACCCTATGGATTATGTTAAGTTAAAAGATGTTGACACTTCAAACAATGTCATCGATGTTAAATCTTTTGTTGGTGAGACCGTAACAGGTCTTACAAGTAATATTGCTGCATACGTTGTTGATGTGGCCGTTCCAGACGGTACAGCAGCCAACTCTGCCACACTCTATGTTACATATTTGAGTGCTTCATCGTCAAACAGCGCACAAAGAGTTTTCATTGCAGGTGAAACACTTTCTTCGGCAAATGTAGGAACTTGTATTGTTAAAGACAATGATCCTGTAGCTAACACAGGATATGCATCTTGGTTTCAAATTGAAGAAGGTGTTTATTTTGCCAAAGAACACTTTATCTATTTTCCAACTCAATCAATCGTTCTTGACCGCTATAATCCAAATCCTTCTTGTAAGGTTGGCTTCTACGTTTCAGAAGAAATTATCAATGCTGCTCAAGATTCCTCATTGTTAGACCCAGCATTGGAATCATCTAACTATTCTGCTCCTGGCGCAGATAGACTTAAACTTCTAAGCACTTTGTCAGTTCTTCCGTTTGATGATCCTGCCGGTGCGCCAGATTTCGTAACTCTCTTTACGATCAGAGACGGCGTAATTCAACTAACAAATGAAAAAGCTGACTATAATGAACTTGGTAAGAGATTTGCCGATAGAACATATGATGAGTCTGGAGACTATGTTGTTAGAGGTTTGAATGTTCAAGTTAGTGAACATGATAAAATTACAACTCCGGTAGACAACCGCGGTCTTTATGCAAATGGAAATAATCAACTCTTGGTTGTTTCTGTTGACCCTGGTTATGCATATGTGCAAGGTTATGCCGTTGATGTAAGAGATCGTATAACTATTGAAGTTGAAAAACCAACAGACTTTAGAAATGTCGAATCTTCAATTATTTCTGCCTCTATGGGACAATACCTAAGAGTCAGTGAAATGGTCGGCTCATGGCAACTTGACAAAGGTTCAAGAGTTGATTTCTATGATCAAGTTCAAAAAAGAATCACTGCTGGCGGAAATACTGTTTCTCAAAAATGGTCTACTGGTGCTCAAACTGGTAGCAAAATTGGTTCTGCTATAGTTCATTCTATTCAATATGTAAGCGGCACACCTGGTTATGATGCTGTTTATGACATTTATCTTTCAGATGTTACAATGACAGGTGCCAATGCTGTTGGCAATATTAGAAGTCTTTACTACGATAATTCACCACATTCTGATATTGGTGCTGACGTTGTTGGTGCTAATAACGCCTCAACAAATACATCTTTTGGTGGATTAACTCAAGCTCCTCTTCTGTATTATGTGGGAACAGATTATGCAAAAACTATAAGAGATGTTAACGGTAATCCTCAAACAGTATATTACTACTCTAAAACAGATGGTATCTCATCTACACTTTTTGTTCCATCTAGTGGCACTTTGGTTTTTGCTCCAGCACTACCAACAAATGATATTTTACCATACGGAACATCTACACTATCTGCGGCAGATATTTCACAAGACCTCTTGGTTACTATTAACGAGACCTTTAACATTGGTCCTCTATTTTCTTCAGCCACAGTTTCAGCATCAGGTAATAGATTGAATGGTATTGGAACAACATTTACAAGTTTAAATGTTGGTGATAAACTGGAGATTGCTGGTCTTGCAAACACCTATTATATTACATCTATTGCAAACAATACCACATTGACAGTATCTAATACTGTTCCTGCATCTGTTACCAATAATGTGATCTTTAAAGCCTACAAAACAGGTGATATTATCAATCTGAATGGTAAAGGTGTTGATGCTGGTGCTCAGAGAACGGTGCAAGCAACACCAACCACACTAACTATAGATTTTAAAGAAAATCTTGGTTCAGACAGAGATATTACAATTACATATAAGGTTGCTTCAACATCTTCAGCTGAAAAGTTAAAGACTTTGAAACCAAATAGATACGTTAAGATTAGTTGTGCGACCGCTGGTACAACTGGTCCTTTCAATCTTGGTTTCTCAGACGTTTATCAGATTAGAAACATCATTAGAAAAACAGGTTCAGCACCAACTTCTCTTTCTGATGGAACTAATGTAACTAATTACTTTACATTAGATAACGGCCAGAGAGATACAATGTATGATCTGGCTAGAATATTCAAGTCAGGATCAATTACACTGAGCGCATCTGACTTCTTGCTAGTAGAATTGGACTATTTTGAACCTACTACTTCAGGTAAAGCAGGTTTTTATACAATTGATTCATATCCAATTCAAGATAATGATGCTTTAAGTTCTAACTCAACTATCAGAACAGAAAATGTTCCAATTTATACATCTTCAACAAGTCGTGCATCATATGATCTAAGAAATCATATCGATTTTAGACCAGTTAAAACAATTACTGCTGCCGATGCAACATCTATTGGAGCGGCTACAACTAATCCTTCTAACACATCGACAACATATACATTTGCTGCAACTGGTCTAAAATTTGTAGTACCTTCAACCGAAGTTATTTACGACTACTCATACTACCTTGGTCGTAAAGATGTTGTTGTTGCAAATAAGACAGGACAGTTTAATGTTATCAAGGGTGTGCCCGACATGAATCCTGTTGTTCCAGATTCTCTGGAAACACAGATGATGTTGGCTATCGTTGATGTTGCTCCTTATCCTTCTCTATCGCCTGCATATGGTAACATTTTGAAAAGAAAAGATTTGGCTTGTTCGGCAAGAAAAGTTTCAAATCGTCGCTATACCATGCGTGATATTGGTATTCTTGATGAAAGAATTAAAAACCTTGAATATTATACATCTCTAACACTACTTGAAAAAGATGCTCTAAATCTTAAGATCATAGACGCTGAAACTGGCTTAGATCGCTTTAAAAACGGTATCTTTATCGATACTTTCCGTGATACTGCCTTGTCAGCTGCCGGAGTCGATAGAGATTATAGAATTGCGAATGATCCAATTGAACTTACTATCAGACCATTATTCTCCACAGAATCTATTGGATATGATACAATTTCATCATCAGGTGTCGTAACTAAAAATGGTGTTGCACTTCTTTCATATACTGAAGCAGAATATTTAAAACAAACAGATGTTACGGATAGTAGAAATATTGAAAGAGGTAACTATCTTTTCAGAGGCACACTTGATATTTTCCCAAAACAAGATGTTTGGGTAGACACTTCTTATGCACCTGATGAGGTCGTCAGTATTACTTCTGACGGTGCACTACTTGATATTGACACGAGTAATCCTGGTGATGACACTGCTGCTGCAATTACAAAAGGTGCAAGTTATACGGTTTGGGAAGGTTGGCAGAGAAACATCACAGGATATAATCTCTACAGAGGTGAAGGCGCCAATAAGAGATTGGTTGGTGTATATCGCACACAAGCCGAGGCTGCACAGGCTGCAAGTCAATGGACAACACAGCAATTTGGTAGTTCAGCCACAATTCAGGCAGTAATTGTTGATTCTAGACGTGGTACAAACTACTTCACATCATCAAGCACAGATACGGCAGTTGGTTCTAATAAACTGATTTCTAGTGAAGTTATTCCTTACATTAGACCTCAGACGCTTTATGTTCGCGGTTATAATTTGAAACCATATAGTAAGATGAATGCCTTCTTTGATGGTATCAATGTAAGTCAGTTTTGCACACCTTTAACAGAAGCACAATATACAAATTTAACAAGCAATCTTCCTGCAACAGGTATCGCAGCCGAAGGTAGTAATTTGATTGTTGAAAATGATGGTAACATCTATTTTGCTTATAGAATTGAAAAAGGTAAATTTAGAACAGGTGAAAGAAAGTTAACTATCATTGATGGTGAACAAATTGATCCTGATCAGCTATCAAATGAAGCCGATGCTTCGACAATGGCTGCTGGTGACTTCTTTGCAGACGGAACAAAACAAGTTCTACAAAAAACTGTATATTCTACAAAGAGCACCAAAGTAACACCGACAACTGGAACATATGAAGAAAATAGATCGTTCACAGAAACATATCTACCAAACACATGGACGCCTCCAGCTTATCACGGTCACTGCTGCTTTGATCCTAATGCTAAAGTTCTCATGGCAGACTTTACATATAAGCGCATTGCAGATATTCAACCTGGTGAAAGAGTAATCGGTGCTGATGGTTTCATCAACACAGTTACAAAGCTGAAAAAGACCACAGTTCAAAGAAGAAAGATGGTCAAGTTCAGAGATACAGGTTTCTATTCGACAGATGACCATCTTTTCCTCACAGAAAAAGGTTGGAAAACTTGGACACCAGAAACGCTGATTGCTCAAGATGCTGTTAACGCTGGTTTCCTTGAAGGTGAAAACAAGACACGCGGTATTGACAACGATGACAAAATGAAAGTCATTGAAATTGTCGATGGTAAGGTTGTTGAAAACTTTGTCGATTACAAAGACCTTGGTGCGGAGATTGTTGACTTTGCTTCAGACTATGAAGTTTATGACCTTACCCTTGATGGCAATGCAACTTACGTTGTTGAAGGTTATATTGTTCATAACTGCTGTGTTGCTTATACAGTCTTTGTTAAAGTTCCTAACGATGAAGAAGGTATGTTCTGCACAGGCTTTGATGTTTATGTTCAGAGAAAATCTCAGACACGCGGCATGTGGTTTGAAATTCGTGAAATTGATAGCTCAGGTATTATCACGAATACACAAATTCCTGGTTCTGAGAAGAGATATAGAAATCCAGAAATTCAAGTTTCTCCAGACGGCTTGACAAACCCAATGCAGGTAAGATTTGATTCACCTGTATTCCTTTTCAATAACACCGACTATGCATTTATCATTCACTCTGACAGCCCTCCAGGCGCAAAGATTGACCCAGACACCGCAATCTGGATTGCCAGAATGGGTGAAAAGGATCGTAATACAGGTAAAGCATATAATGATCGTCAAAGAAAAGGTAAATTCTATTCAACAACAAACAATAGAAAATGGGATATTGTTGAAGATGTTGATACACCAATTACAGTTTATAGAGCAAACTTCAATACTTCAACGGGTACAATCACTCTTGGTAACAAGGGTGTTGAAAAGCTAATTTTGAAAAATGTAAGTTCTTCACTAAGCAATAGAGTTGGTGATTACTTCTCAACTGGTGATATATTACTACTATCTGGCGCAAACGGAACAAATAGCATTTCTATATCAGATAGATTCTTTGGAAATACTTCAACATCTAATGCTAATGGTCAAGTTGTTTCAATTAGCGGCGGCTCATACACCTTGTCTAATACAGGTTATCAGATTGGTGAAAAAATTGATGTTTATGCTAACAACGGTTCATATAAAGGTATTTCTGCAACCGTTGCATCTGTTACAAATAGTATAGCCAAGTTAAGTTATTATAGTGAAACTTCTGCGAATATCTATTCAGAGTTTGTAAATTCAAGTGGTGGATTTGTTCAGAACACAGTCATTAGAAGCCTTGGAAACTCTGGATACACTTACAGAGGTGAAGTTGATTATGTTGGTGATTTCAGATATTCTTCTATCTCATTTGAACCAAAGGTTCTTGATTTTATTAAGACTGATTTAAACTATGAAATGAGAACAGTATCTAATGCAGCTGTAACAAGTTTAGGACAATTTGAATCAATTTTCCCATCAGAAACGACCTATTTTGAGGAAGAAAAAGTTCTACTATGTAGATCAAATGAAATTGTAAATCTTAGTGGTTCTAAGTCAAATCAAATTCGTGTTTCGATGCAGACAGGTTCTCAATATGTTTCACCTGTGTTTGATCTTGATACATCACATTCAATTTATATTGATAACATCATTAATGATGATACAACAGATGAGACTAATCCTTCTGGCGGTAAAGCGGTAAATAAGTATATTTCTCAAACTATCATTCTGGCTGATGGTCAAGATGCTGAAGACTTGAGAGTTTATCTAAGTGCTTACAGACCACCAAATACTGATGTGATTGTATATGCTAAGTTCTTGAACGGTTCTGATGGAGAAACCTTTAACCAGAAAAACTGGACACTTCTTGAGAAAGAAGGGAGTGGCGATTCTGTCTATTCATCTCTATCAAACAGATTTAACTTTAGAGAATATGTTTATAAAATACCAAATTCAAATATGACAGGACCAGATGGCCAATATCAATATGATGAAAATGGAATAACATTCACAGGATACAAGTATTTTGCAATCAAGATTGTCTTAACTGCAACAAATTCTGCTGTTATTCCTAGAGTGGCTGATTTGAGAGCCATTGCAATTCAAATGTAAGAGGAGATTTGACTAATGGCTCTCACAAAAACTGAAGTTCCTGGTATCTATAAAGAGTGCGAAGGAGTTCTTATAAATAAAGATGATGATGGTCTTGTTGCATATAAGAAACTTAAATCACAGTCTAAAAAAATTGCAACTTTTGAAAATGATCTAAAAAGTTTGAAGAATGATATGGCTGAGATCAAAGAACTACTTAAAGGATTGGTAAAATAAAATGACTATTGCAAACGTAGCACTCACAGATACATTCGATCAGTGGCGCACTAAAACAAATCAACTTATCAATGTTTATGATGAAACCAATCTTCTTGCAAGATCGTCATATAATGCTACCAATCTAGCAGTTGTTACCGCAGTCAACATTGCCGCTAATGTTATTAGCGGCAACTCTGGTGTTTATACAACAATCTATAATAATGCTAATACAATAACAAATACAATCCTTACAATTCAGCTTACGAATTTTTATGATTCTGCCAATGCATCTTATGATACGTCAAATGCAGCAATAGAGCTTTCTAATATTGCATATGAGCAATCAAATGTTGCTATAAATGTATCAAATGCAGTAGAAATATTTTCTATTGATACAAGAGTAATTGCTAATAATGCTTATGATACAGCTAATACATTTGTTTCAAATTCTGCAAATATTATTGCATATGTTTTATCATCCAATTCTTCTTTCTCTAACACTGTTAATGCAACGGCTGCTATTATTGCTGAAAACGTATTGTCCAATACAGACTTTGGTCTAGCTTATAATACGGCTAACTTAGGTTTCAACAAAGCCAATTCTGCCAATCTTCTAGCTTATGAAACAGGAATTGGTGCTAATGCATATGCCAATTTAGTCGTTCAAAGTGCTAATGCCTATACCGATTTGGTCGTTCAAAGTGCTAATGCTTATACCAATGCGGTCGTTCAAAGTGCTAATGCTTATACCAATGCGGTCGTTCAAAGTGCTAATGCTTTTGCTTCAGCTACCATCGCTGGTGCCAATACTGCCGTTGGAGCAGGTGCCAATGCTTATGCCAACCTTGTTTGGTCAAGAGCTAATGCTTTTACCTCCGCAACAATTGCTGGTGCTAATACTGCTATTGGTGCTGGTGCTAACGCTTATGCCAACCTTGTTTGGTCAAGAGCTAATGCTTCCATTAGTTCAATAGGATCAGCAGCTTTCAATAAAGCAAACGCAGCCGCACAGCTATCATTCACAACTGTAAACGCAGGCGGTTCTAATCTTTTAGCCGGTTCTAACAACGATACGCTAACACTTACTGGATCATCTAGCGTATCTATCTCAGGTAATCCTACAAATGATACGGCCACCTTTGATCTGACGAATAGCGGCGTGTCTGCCGGCACTTATGGAACAGCAACATCAATTCCTGCAATTACAGTTGATGCCAAAGGTAGAATAACATCTGCTTCTGGTGTAGCACCTGCGTTCTTATCAACAGGTGGTGGAACACTCACTGATGATTTGACCATTTATAGAAATTCTGCTCCTACAACAGGCGCAGTATTTCTTGGTAACTCTGGTGCCAGATACCTATTTTACAATGGCACAAACTATGAACTTCCTGGTGGTCAACTTGCTATTAACGGTAGCACAGCACTACATGCAGGTAACTATAATTCATATTCACCAACGCTAACAGGTGGTAATGCATCCGGAACTTGGAATATCAATGTTACAGGTAGCGCCGGAACATTTACTAGCACAAGTCAAAACTCACAATTCAATTCAATTGGTGTTGGCACAGCCGCATCAGGTACCGCTGGTGAAATTAGAGCAACTAATGAAGTTACAGCATATTATTCAGATACTCGTCTCAAAACTGATATTGAAAAAATTAGTAATGCTTCCGATAAACTAAAATCAATTAGTGGTATTCTTTATAAAAATAATGAACTTGCCAAATCTTTTGGTTTTACAAAAGAAGAGCGTCAAGTAGGTGTCTTAGCACAAGAAATCAAAAATGTGCTTCCAGAAGCAGTTAGAAATGCACCATTTGACATTGCTGAAGACGGCACGAGTAAGTCTGGTGAAGATTACTTGACAGTTAAGTATGAACTTCTTGTGCCGTTGTTGATTGAAGCCCTCAAAGATGCTCTTGAAAGAATTGAGAAGTTGGAGAGCAAATAATGCCATTACCAAGTTCTGGTCCTTTGTCACTTGGAGATGTTAACGTAGAGTTAGGATTAAGTAGGACAACTCAAAGAGGACTTGCAGAAGCTACAACGAGAAACCTCTATAATAAATCTTCCGGTGCAATACGACTTGCAGCTGATGGTTATGGAAAAACAAGATATGTTTGCCAATTTATTGTTATTCCTTCTGGCGGCGGCGGAGGTTATAACAGAGGAGGAGGAGGCGGCGGTGGATTTTTTTATACCGGTACTTTTGATATATCACTCGACACCGCTTATGGGTGTCAAATAGGCGCAGGAGGTGCCGGTGGTACTTCTGGAGTTAAAGGTAGTGATGGGGGTCAAAGTGTTTTTTTAGCTAATTTGACAACTGGCGGCGGCGGCGGTACAGGAAATGCTACAGCTTCTCTAAGAAATGGTAATTCTAGAGACTCCGGTCAAGGCGGCGGTGGTGGTGGTGGCGCAGGGGCATTGGCATCGAACTGGGCTGCGGGAACTGGTGGAAATATTGGAGGATCTATGCTCTTTTCTACTGGTGGTAATGGTGGCGGCACAACATCTGTTACTGGTTTTGGTGGCGGAGGAGGTGGCGCAGCAGGCTATACAGCTGGAAATGGTCAAAATGGAACAACAACAAAAGGTGGAAACGGTGGTGCTGGTCTAGGCTATACGATTGGAGGATTGTCATCAACGGCCGGCGGCGGTGGCGGCGGTGGTGGTGGTACAGGCAGCACGGGCGGCACCGGCGGCGGTGGAAATGGCGGCACTACTGGCGCTGGCAGCGCGGGTAGCTCTAATAACGGCGGTGGCGGCGGTGGCGGTGGAGCTAATGCTAACGGCGGTAATGGAGGTTCTGGAATTGTTTATCTTTATTATCCAATTGCATTGACTCTAACTGTAGGAGCTGGACTAACATCTGGCACGAACTTTATTGGATCGCCTCCAACGCATAAACTCACACAAATTTCAGCTGGTTCTGGTTCTATTACTTGGACATTGTAACATAAAATGGAGCAAATATGGGACACTATGCATTTTTAGACGATAATAATAACGTGATAGATGTTATTACAGGTAAAGATGAAGGAGAAGATGGTATCGACTGGGAAGATTTTTATTGTAAAACCGCACAAGAAATGGAAAGAACTGATGTAAAATGTGTAAAAAGAACATCATATAATACAAAAGGTGGAATACACTATGATGTTAATACGGGTTTACCATCTTCTGATCAATCAAAGGCACTTAGAAAGAATTATGCTGGTATAGGATATACTTATGATCCAAATCGTGACGCATTTATTCCACCAAAAGCATATGATAGTTGGACTCTAAACGAACAAACGTGTCTTTGGGAACCACCTGTGCCATATCCAGATGATGGTGAATATTATGATTGGGATGAAGATACTTTGAGTTGGAAATAAATATAAAACAACATAAATACCTAAAAAGAGATTTCAATGGCAGCATATGCAGAACTTTACCTAGATCAAGGTACAACATTTAATAATGTCATCAATTTGACAGATGATGTTACAAATGCTTATATCAATGTTGCTGGTTATGTGGTTCGCAGTCAAATGCGCCGTTCTTATTATTCGCAAAATGCTAGTGCAACTATCACATGCACTATTACAGATGCACCAAATGGTGAGATTACCATGTCTATGACAGCCGCTAATACTTCATTATTGAAGGCTGGTCGTTATCTATATGATGTTGAAGTAGTTGATACATACGGAACAGTATCTCGTATATTAGAAGGTATCATCACAATCACACCAGAGGTCACTCGCTAATGTCTATCAGAGTAACAGTAAACTCGGTACCTAAGAACCGAGTTTCTATAAATAGTAAAAAACAAGAGACCGTCAGAACTGTAGGTATAATTCCATCTCAGGCTTCTGAGTTTTTATCAAGTTTAAGAGACGTTGATGCAAGTGATCCTGACAATAATGAGACCCTCGTTTATGATGCAGCAACAGGAAAATATGTCGTAAAAGAGCTACCAATATTAAATGGGGGAACCTTCTAAATGTCCAATACAGTCATTCAAATAAAGAGATCGATAAGCACGGCCGTGCCACCCTCTCTAGGTGCAGCCGAACCTGCTTATTCATATGTCTCAAATAAACTGTTTTTGGGTGATTCATCAGGAACTGGTGTCATTGCCATTGGCGGTCAATTCTACGTTGATCAGCAAAATACAATTTTTGATATTGCCAATGCGGCCTTTGAAAAAGCAAATACTGGTGATCCTGTTGGTAGTGCAGCGTTTGATACAGCCAATGCAGGTTTTGGTCTTGCTAATAGCAATTATGCTGCTGTTGTTGCAGCATACGGTCAAGCCAATATAGGAACAACAACCGCTGTAGCATCATTTGACTTTGCAAACCTTGTTTCTGACATAGCAATTGCAGGAAATGTAACGGGTAATGCAGCTTTCGATAAAGCTAACTCTGCTAACGTATTTGCTTATAATAATAGCCTTGCAATCACTTCTAACTACGATGCTACAAACGCTGCTTATACTGAAGCTAATACCGCTTCTGCTAGAGGTGTTGCAGCTTATGACCAAGCTAATACTGGTACATCAATCGCAGTAGCAGCGTTTAACGATTCAAATACAAGACTATCAACATCAGGTGGTACTGTTACCGGTGATGTTTCAATCATTGGTACATTAAACCTTTCTGGCAATACAGTATTTGCTAACGTCGAAACACTTAGAATTACCGATCCTTTACTTTACCTAGCCGGTAATAACTACGTTTCAGATATTGTAGATATTGGTTTTATTGCCAATTATAATGACGGTTCTGCTAACCTTCATACTGGTATTTTCCGCGATGCTGGTACAAAAGAATACTATGTCTTCCAAGGTTATAACGAAGAACCTGAAAACAATCATATCGATCCAACAGCTAATGGATTTACACTAGCTGTTCTTAATGCTGACCTTAAAACAAGTAATCTGACACTTGGTGGTCAGAACACGATTGTATGGATTAATTCAGCATACGATCAAGCTAATGTAGGCACAACAGCAGCAGGCGCTGGATTTGATGCTGCTAATGCTTCTTATGGTGAAGCTAATACATCGACGACAAGAGGTATTGCCGCTTTTGGTGCAGCTAATGCCGCATATGATCAAGCTAACACCGCCACATTGCTTGGTGGTATAGTATTTAATGCAGCAAATGCAGGTTTCACAGCAGCAAATACCGCGCAGGCTGTTGCATCAGCTGGTTACGATCAGGCTAACACCGGCACATCAATCGCAGTTGCAGCCTTTGGTGCTGCAAATACCGCAGATACAAATGCAGCCAATGCTTCTTATCTTTCAACAGGTACAGTTCCTTCATCTAGAATTTCTGGTTCATATTCTGGCATTACAGGTGTTGGTACAATAACAGCTGGTACATGGAATGCCTCAACAATTGATGTTAACCATGGTGGTACAGGTAAAACGAATTTTACACTAAACGGTGTTCTATACGGCAACACACTATCACCAATCAGTGTGACATCAGCAGGAACAGAGGGTCAGGTTCTCCAAGCATCAGCAACAGGTGTACCATTATTCGCAATGCTTGATGGTGGAAGTTTTTAGACACACGCTTTTACTATATACCATTATAACTTGGGAGGTTATAATGGAAAAATATGGTTTTATATACTTATGGTATGATAAGAAACATAGAAAATTTTATCTTGGAAGACATTGGGGAACAGAAAACGACGGTTATATTTGTTCTTCTAATTCTATGAGAGAATCTTATAGAAGAAGACCTGAAGATTTCAAACGCAAAATTATAAAAAAAGTTTATTCAAATAGTGATGATTTGATTTTAGAGGAGCAAAGATGGTTGAATATGATAAAACCATCGGAATGTTGCACTAAGTATTATAATAAAACTTTAAAGTCTA